AAGCGAAAGCCCGTCAATCGAGCCTTTGGCCGTGATCGAGCCAGCGACCGTGCAATGCTGCACGACATAATCGTTGCCGCGCACGAAGTCTATGCTGTCCTCCTGCGAGGCTGGAATAGTGAGACCTGACACGCAGAGGTGCGACACGTTCGATCCCTTCACGAGATCGTCGTAGTTCTCTGGGTCAAGCGGAGCCTGCCACTCAGCCGCGTCCACCGTCAGCCCATTGTCCTGTGGTCCAACGTAGCTGCGCCAATTAACGTCTGCCGTCCCGCTCATTTGGGTTTATCGACCATTTCCTTTGGGTTTAACGCCTCGGCAAGCTGTTCCGCGCACTTGCGTAGCAAATCGTGCTGATCGGCGGGTAATGGTGCAAGGCGAGCGGCTGCGTAGAGGTTTTGGAGTGCTTGCTCAGTGCTCATGTTAGGAAGCGGCGAGTTCTTGATGCGCGATGGCCGTAACCGCAGCCGAGACTTCGGCGTAGCTGTAAGTCTTGCCGCCGACGGTGACGGTTTTGTCGCTTAGGAGCGGCCAAGTAACCGTTGTCCAAGGTGACACGAATACCTGCCCATCGATTACGGTTTTCTTCTCAAAAAAAGCAGTGGCGATAGGAGACTCGCCCTGCGGGTCAGTCTGGATGCGTTGTAGCGTGGTGGTGACGATTGGGTCATTCATGGTGGAAAAAATTACGAGGAGACGGCTTTGATTACTGCGAAGTTGAAGACGGGGGCTTCCGAAGTGGTGCCGCCCGTAGTGGCAAAGGAGATACGGAAGGAGCCCGCGCCCACGGCGGTGACGTGCATCATGTAGAGGTCGGTCCCGCTGCGCTGGTTGACGATGATCGTGTCAGTCGCGGCCACGGCGGAATTGGTTACGGTGAAGCTCTGCCACGTCGCGGAGCCTGCGGCGGTGAAAAGCGTGATCGCGCCGCACACGTTGTTGATCGTGACGCCAGTGGTGCGCGAGGTGCCTTGCGTGACTGCGCCGCCCGCGCCGGTCGCGTAGCCGATGCCGCCCGTCGCGGAGGTGGAGCGGATTTGGGCTCCAGCCACAATGTTGCCGCCGCCGATACTCACATTAGTTGCAGCCGTTGACCCGTCACCGACTGTAAGGACGCCGTTGGTTGAAAGGGTGGCGGCTTTGGTGCCTCGGAATATAGCACTAGATGTGGCGAGCGCCCCCGAAGTCATGTCAAACAGCGACACCGCATTGACCGCATCGTAGATGCTGAACGTCGTGTTTGCTGCGGTGCCCAGAATTCCGGTAATCCACCGGATGGTTCCGGTGTCGTCGCGAATACGAAGCTGCCCACCGTTACCGGATGAGGCAGAACGAACACCGATAATGGCGTTGTTGTTTATGTCTAGGTTGGAGCCACCAAAGATCGCCCCCGCATTGCCAAACCCGCCCGCGTTTACCAAGCTCCCGGTCGTGGTGGAGCTGGAGGCGGTGGTATTAGAGACAAAAACAACCCCGGCACCCTTTGTAATTCTTAGATACGTGCCGCCGCCATCACCAATGGCAATGTCGCCGGTGGTCGCCGTATTTTTGATGAATGCGTTACTGACCCCGCTCTGCGTGAGCGTAAGAATTGAATCGTTGCCCGACCCGCCTACGTTGTTGATGGTGATACCAGCAGCGCCGAAAACCGTGGCGTTGCCCCCGATAAACGCCGCCCCCGCATTACCAAACCCACCCGCGTTGACCAAGCTGCCCGTCGTCGTGGACGTGCTGGCGGTGGTGGCTCCTACGGAAAGCGTGCCTGCCGCACTGCGGAAAAGCGTCGTGTCGGTGCCAAAGCCGATGCCGCCCGTGCTGGTCGTGTGGGTGGCGAGTTGCAAGCGACCGTTCGAGCTGTCGGTGGTCGTGCCAAGCAATACGTTGCCGGTATGGGTGAACCGGGAGACCTCCGCCATTGTTCCGGCTGCGTTTTCGGTCCATACGCCAAGATAACCCCCCGGAACTCCGGCGAAAGAGTTTGCCGCTACAAATCGAACACCTTCTCGGCTTGTGCCATTTGGTATGTAGAAGGATTGCTGAATCCCCCGGTCTGCGGCTTGGTTTGCAGAACTTTCCAATCGCAGGGCTTCCGGAGTTCCGGGGGTTCCCGTGATTCGAGAGGTGACACCCACGCCAGAAACAAAACCTATGGTCGCACGAGCCGCATTGAGAGCGTTGCTCGTGACATCTGCCACAAACGTCGCCGCGCCCGTTGCGCTTGTGAAGGTCAACGCCGTGCCGAAGCTGCCGGTGCCTAGGGTCAGGTTGGAGGCGGCTGGCGAGGTGAGAGACGCCGAGATTGGCGTCGTGAGCGTCGGTGACGTAGAGAGCACGTTTGAGCCGCTGCCCGTCGAGGTGGTCACGCCTGTGCCGCCGTTGGCGACTGGTAGCGTGCCGGTCACGCCCGTTGTCAGAGGCAGACCCGTGCAGCTCGTCAGCGTGCCGCTGGACGGTGTGCCGAGAGCCGGAGCGACCAGCGTCTTGTTGCTCAGCGTGTCCGTGGTCGCACGTCCAACCAGAGTGTCGGTTGCGTCGGGCAAAGTCACCACGCGGCCGGCTGTCGAGACGGCGTCAATCAGCGTCACCGCGCTTGCGGCGCTGGATGAACTGCGGAAGCGGATTCCCTTGTTGAAATCCGTGCCGTCGCTGATCGTGAAAAGCCCGCTGCCCTTCGGCTGCAAGTGCACGCCGATATTTGCGCTCGCGCCCTCGGCGAGAACGTGGAGCGGGTTGCCGACGCCAGTCCCGTTCTTGATCTCAACGTAATCCGTCGCGCTCGCCACGTCGGTCAGGCGCAGGATGTCGTGACCGCCGCCGACAATTCCGACCGTGTCTGCGGCCGGGCGATACATGCCGGTATTCGTGTCGCTGACAAAGAAAAGCGACGGCGCCGCTTCGGTTCCGTCCTGCAACTCGATTTGTCCCTCGTCGCCCGTGATCGTGATCGTCGTCGGCGTCTCGGTGATCGTGATGTTACTGCCGGCCACGAGGTTTTTCGGAACGTAGTTCGGCCCTTCACTGCCGAGGATTTGCCCGCTGCTTGGGATAGGCAGAATGTCGGTGAGCGAAGTAATGCCGCCGCCGCCTCCGCTGTTGCCGCGTGCGGCGTTCAGCGTCCAGTCCGCCGCGCTTCGGCTCGGCCGCTCGCGGTTGCCGTCGATGTTCGAGACGAACGAATCGCCGTTGAACGTCACGAGGTCGAGTTTTTGATAGGTGTCGTTCGGCGTCCACTTGCCGCGAGGATTCAGCCCGCGAGGTTCGGCGAATTCCTTCCGCAGTTGGTCGATCTCGCCGGCACGCGGAAAGCGCGAGAGTTCGTCGGTGACGATGCTTTTGACCGCGCTTGGCAAAGCGGACGCTGCCTCTGCGATGCGTGCCTCGGCCTGCGTCAACAAGGTAGCGTTCTGCTCGCGCTCGGCCATGAGCACCGAGTAGCGCGCCGCCGTCGTGACTTCCAAAGCCTTGCCGAGTTCGTCAACCTTCGCCGTTAGAGCTGCGCTGGATTGCGCGTGCGCGTCCTGTGCGCGGGCGATGACGAGCTGCTCCAGCTCGCTGCGGATCGCCGGCTCGATTTCTTCGAGGTTGCGCTCGATCTCCGATGACAAATGGTCGCGCAACTGCGGCAGCGACTCCACCAGCTTCTTTAGCTCGGCGCGCTGGATGATGGCCAACTCAACGAGGTTGTCGATTTCGGTCTGGGTGTGGATCATGGGAATTATTTTTTGCGCTTCGGTTTGCTCAGCTCGATGATGCTTTGATCACCGGTAACGCTCTGCTTCGTCTCTTGAATCGTGTTCATCTGCTTCGCCCGGTATTTCTGCACCGCGTCCAGCCAGTCCTCGGCTGCGAGTGGCGTGTTGCGCGAAAACTGATGCTGCACTTCTGCGGCCGCGACCGATAGGTCTTTCTTCTCCGCCTGCTTGTTCAGACGCTCCACGATAGCCGTGCTCCACGCATAGCCCTCGTCTCCGCCCCAGCCCATCCACGCTTGGTATCCCTTCCCTTGCTCGTCCCACGTCTCGCCCTGCTTGTCGATTTCGTGCCGGTCAAAAAATGCTTTCATCCGGCGCACGGTGTCCTCGGACATCGGCCGCTTGTTCATGAGGTCACGCGCCCGAGCGATGCCGACGCTCGTCATGCCGCGCTGTGACATCGGCTTCTTCTCGCGGATCTCAAGCGCGCGCCGTGCGTTGTCCGCCATCGCGTCGGTCGGAATGTAGGAGCCGTCGGCGAAGTTGATCGTCACGAGATTTGAGTCCTCGCTTGCAGCTGAGCGCGAGCGCGCGAACTGGATTCGCTTGTGCATCGCTGCGGCCGAAATCTTGGTCGGTTGCTTCGGAAGATTTGCGACCGAGCCAGAAACCTTTTTCGCAGACTCCTGCGCCATGCCTGCGGAAATCATGAGCGTCTCCGCCGCCTCGGCTGTAAGGTCGCCGGCGCGCAAATTTTCCAAGATTGAAAGGACGGCCGCAATCTGCGCACCGTTCAGCGGCACGAGTTCCGCCGACACGTCTGGGAATGACTCGACGCCCGAGATGACTGCGTCGTCTGGGATGCCGGTTGTCTCGGTTGCCGTGACGCTCGAAGCCTGCGCCTCGGCTGCGCTTGCGCCCACCGCGTCGCCTGCTGCGGCTGCGGCTGCTGGCGTGCTCGGGAGTGAGGTCGTCGTAAGGCGAATCGCCGTCTCCGGCACGCCGTATTTGACCGCGAGTTCCTTCACAAATCCGGCCTCGATTGCGATCTGTTCGAGCCGCGAGAAAGCGTCCGTGCCTTCCTCGGCTGCGATCTCTTGAAGCGACTTCGCGCCTTGGCGGTTCTCATTCATGTTCGCTGCGGACTCACGGCCAACGTCGATTGAGAGCTTCGCAGGGAAACGCCACTCGCCCTTGGTCGCTCGGCGCAGAGCTTGAACCATTGTCTCGCCCGCGAGAAGCGGAGGCGGAGGAATCTCGCCGCGTGCAATGGCGTCGAGAATCACGGCGTCCTTGATCGGGTCGAGAACCTTGTCGGTCAGCACGCCCTGCTTGTTCGTGAACACTCGATCAGCCGCCGCGAATTCTGCGCGGACGCTCGGCCCTTTGTATTCCTGCGTGCCGAACAGCACGCCCTCGGGAACGCCCACGCCCAGCGCGATCTCGTGCATGAGGTGCTGCACGAATCCGGTGAACGCCTGCGATGGACGCGACGGCATAACTTCCACGCGGTCGGAGTTCTGGAAATATCGAATCATGCCGACCTCGGTCAGCTCGTTCTTTTGCGTCTGACCGCTCGGCAATCCCATCGTGGGATTCGGCTGGAAAAGGTTGCGCGGGTTCGCGACGCCTCGGTCGTTGAAGATCAGCGCCGCCTGCTGCGACGAGAAACGCACGCCGGCCTTTTCCGCCTGCAAGATTTCGTGCAGCATCCGCGCCGTC